CGAATTTACTGGCTTTATCGAGGGCTGGACTTTCAACGCTTCCGTCTCTGGCCTCTCAGTCACTTTCTTAGCTACCCCAACAGAGTTCTCGGCCTTTGCCCAACAATGGGCTCAAGTCAATGCAGCGGAAAGCTGGAATAGTGTTCTTAATACGCTAGAATGGCAAGACGCGATAGGAGTTATTAGTTAATGGCCAATACAACGAATTACAACTGGGAGACTCCAGACGATACAGATTTAGTAAAGGATGGCGCAGCTGCCATAAGAACCCTCGGCAATTCAGTGGATACAACTACTAAGGCCTTAAATCCTGAAACAACACTTGGAGATATTGCTTACCGCTCAGCAACCAGCAACACAAACACTCGCTTACCAATTGGAACTGCTGGTCAGATTTTGGCAGTGTCAGGTGGCGTTCCTGCTTGGATAAATAATGATCAAGGCGATATAACTGAAGTTCAAGCTGGCACTGGTATTTCGGTAGCTTCAGGAACTGGCCCAATCCCAGTAGTAACTAACACAGTTGCAACCGCCTACGATGCTAAAGGCGATTTAATTGTTGGAACAGGTGCAGATACTTTTAGCCGCCTAGCAGTAGGCACAAACGGCCACACACTTGTAGCGGATTCTGCGCAAACGACAGGATTGAAGTGGGCTGCCCCTGCTGGTGGTGGCAAGGTGTTGCAGGTAGTGCAAGCTACTTTTTCAACAGCAACAACAGTTACTTCAACAAGTTTTACTGATACTGGTTTAAGTGTTTCTATTACACCAAGCTCTGCAACAAGCAAGGTTTTAATTTATGGCGTTCAGCAAGTTTTTGCAGAAAGAAACGAAACGACAGTTGGCGTTGGTATTCAATTAGTAAGGACTTCAACTGCGGTCTGGATTTCTGGAACTGGTGGCTTTGAATCTCTTTCATTAAATGAAGCTTCAGAACAAATTACTGCGTTAAGAGGGTTATTGCCAATTATGTATTTAGACACTCCAGCGACCACTTCTGCGACAACTTACAAAATACAAGGCAGATGCTTTTCAACCGCAAATAGCGGAACTTCTACTTATCAAGAAAACTCTAGCCCATCAGTTTTAATAGCAATGGAGATAGGTGCATAATGAGTTATTTAGTTAAAGCCATAAAGAAATTAAAGCCAAGTGCTGAGTTTTCATTCACTGAAGATGATTACTCAACGATTAAATGGGATATTTTAGAGGGCAAAGCCCCAACTGAAGCAGAGATAAGTGTTGCTATTGATGAAGTCAAAGCAGATGAGGCACAGGCTGAGTTAGACAAAGCAGCCAAAAAAGCAACTGCAGAGGCTAAGTTAGTTGCTTTAGGTTTAGACCTAGACGATCTTCGCGCTCTCGGTCTTTAAGCACAATCCCGCAAGATAATGACGAGACTATGTGCAGCTGGTGTCCAATTACGGGAGCAGATTGATGACGATTATCCTGATAGGGATCGTAAGTCTGATGGCTGGATTGCTGATGCTCGCCACCTTGCTAAAGGCAGTTCTGACCATATACCAGTCGATGGAATCGTTAGAGCTTTAGATATTGATGCTGATTTATCAGCTCATAAAGAAGAGGCTTACGCGGTAGTTGAGAAGATTCGTAAATGCGCCAAGAAGGGCGATAAGCGGATTAAATATATAATTTACGATGGAAAGATTATGAGTCCGATATTGGGATGGAAGCGCAGAGCTTACAAAGGCGCTAACCCACACCGGTCTCATTTTCATATTTCATTTACAACTTTGGGAGACAAAGATGGCAGTTATTTCAACCTCGAAGGAGAAGCTAATGAGCGACCTAAAAAAGATGGCAGAGAGCTGGGCCAAGACATTTCTAGCAACAGCCCTAGCGACTTATCTAGCAGTCGGCCTAGATGTCAATGCAATTGCAAATGCCGCTCTAGTGTCAGTCTTGCCTAGCATCATCAATTGGCTTAACCCAAATTATGAGCGTTACGGCAAAGTCCGTTAATGCCAGCGGCTGAGTTGGCCACCTTAGTAGCTTCAGTCTTAGGCTCTATAGCCTTGCTGATTGCTGGCCTTCGTTACATAATTAAATTGGAAAATATCCCCATAGTGTCGCGCCTTGATAAGATGGAGTCTCAGCTAGAATTGGCCCTAGCGAAAGGGGTCAGAAATGGCAACGCGAAAGCGCGTAAATAAGAAGCCAGTCAAGCGTCCTAAGAGACGCAGGACTACTAAAGAAACCCCATTAACAAAGCTTGATTTCTGGGCTATTGCTGCCAATGAAGTTTATAAAGCCTGTCGCAGAGCAGGAATGGATGAAGGCACTTCGCTGGCTTTTGCTATGGATCGCAGCTCTTATCCCGATTGGATAGTGCCACTCGATGACCCAATGAGGAAGATTGGTTGGGAAGATGGAGAAGAGGACAACTAATCTACTTTCGAGAGGTTGAACTCTTTGAGGCTCTTAAGTCGCTTTATCCAGACTTAACGCCCTTATCAGCGACCGACCGAGCAGATGGCATTACCCACAATTCCTATATTGAGCTCAAATGCCGTAGGACTCATTACGATACTTTAATGATTGAAAAGAAGAAGTGGGATTATCTGGCCGATATAAGGGCTAGAACGGGCGCTAAGACCCTTTATATCAATTCAACCCCTCACGGGGTCTATCAGTTTGATTTAGGGGCTATAACCGAGCCTGAATGGGCTTTGAAGCGGTTGCCTATAACTACTGACTTCGGCAATAAGGCCACCAATGAGCGACTTGCTGGCTTCTTAGATATCCGACTCGCCGAGCTATTGCTTGTCTAAATAGATTTAAGCAAATACATTTAGCCCGTAAATCCATTTAGGGATTACAGAACGGGAGCAAAATGATAAATAAAGTAGCTCTAATTCGATTTGATTCTCAAGCAGGGGCTTGGACTGATGAAACAAATTGGGTTAAGGGATCAATAATAAGACGATTCGCTAAAGAGCGGATGGGTAAGAAGCAACTTCGAGGTCGTTTATCTAAGGCTGAAATCTCTGCATATTGGCTTGATAAATATGGGGTGAGTGCAGATGTTTCCTAATTTATCTGATACGCAAGTCTTTGCAATAACAATTGGGGTTCCATTTTTCGGCCTTTACTTATGGGCTCTTTGGAGTTCAGCCAAAGCTAAAGCCTTTAATGAAGGATATAAGAGAGGGAGAGCAAGTGTCCGATACACAGAAATCATTAAATGAATGGCTCGAAAGTGCTGGAGACACACTATTCGACAGGGGCATCGAGTATGGCGACCCGAGGCACAATCTATTACGCATTTTCAAAATCAGTAAGGCACTCGGTATTCAGCTCCGAGACCCATCTGACTTGGCGCTTATTGCTATCGCGACCAAACTCTCAAGAATGGTGGAAAGTCCAGAGCGCGAAGATTCGTATCTCGATCTCATTGGATATGCCGCTATCTTGGGTCGATTACGATTTTCGACACCAGAAGATTGGGACAACATTGAGTCTGACTCGCAATCACAATAGCAATCAATACTGCGATTACTGTAAATATCGCTGGGGACAAAATAAGAATGGCTGGGATTTAAGAGCTACAACACCAGCAGTCTGGAAAGTCCAAAGCGAGACACCGCTTCGTAAAGCACAGGTTAGGTTCTATTGCCAACCTTGCGCCGATGATGCACAGAACTGGCCAGATGGCACATTTTACTCATTGAAAGAACAGTTAGAAGATGCGATAAATCAATTCGCAGGGAGAGAGAAGTTAGATGTCCAATTACCTAGATGATTATGTGAGTGTTCAAGACCGATTAAAGGAGTTTATAAATGCTTATCCAGATTATAGAATCAAGACTCATATCTTGGCGGAGTCGCTTGTGGCTAATTGCGATGTCTATATCATTAAAACTGAGCTATATCGCACTGAAGCTGACACACACCCTTGGACTACAGGTTTATCCAGTGAGTCTAAATCCAAGCAATATGCACTGGAGCTTGCGGAAACTGGATCGTTGGGACGCGCACTTAACCTCGCTGGATACTTCGCTAAGACTAAA